CTACTTCGGCAAAGCAGTAGGCTACATATGTATATCCAGCCGAATTTGGAACAGAGCCACTACCAACAGAAAACACAGTGGAAGTTGGTGTTGTGCCATTCCAAACAGATGATGCAGTTCCTTTTGCCGCAGTGGATTCCAACAACAGATATTCATTGCCAGTTAATGCGGTTTGCCATACAGCCCAAGAACTAGTGTTGCTTCTAGATTTAACAATCACCATCTTTGGTGCAACGCCTAATCCATGCCCAACAGTCCCTGGAACGGAAATGCCTGTATAAGTCACCACGCTAAAACCAGCAGTGGCGTTTGCTCTTACCTGTGCTGAGATTGTCCCGCTGGTGTTGGTTACGGTTGAGCCGCCAGCGTTCCATTGCCAGCCGACATAAGTTTGTCCACTAGCGTTGTAGGAATTAAAGCCGTTTGTGTTGAATGTATACACACCAGGGTCAGTTGTTTCAGCATTTGTCAAGTTTGAATACAAAGACTTTTGCACTCCACGAACAGAGTCAAACAATTGGTGATTCTCTGTAACGCTTCTTGCTTTCATCCAAACTAAGTCAGGCTGGAATGAAACACCATTGACTGTGTTGTAGATGTTTTGCGCCGCACCAACGCCGTTAAACAGCGTAGCCGCCATGTAACTAGCACCATTGCTAATCGTAGGCGCAGGCAGATTCTGCGTGTTCAGTGTTTTGTAGCTTGTATCACTTGGCGTGTAATCAAAGATAAAGTAGCCGCTTGTTTGATAAAAAGTTGCAAAAGGGAAAAGTTCTTGCGTGGCTGGTAATCCAGTAACAGTTACTTTTGTTGTCCCATTTCTTTTGACAATGGTTGTTCCAGCATCTCTATCAATTAGAAATTCCCATTCATCGCCAGTTGCACCAGTACCTCCTGAACCAGCCGCATCAGTTACAACGCTGCCGCCAGCGTATTTATGAACAACACCAGTGTCTGAAACCGATTGCACTTGAACTGTTGTATACCAGTTCGCCGCCGCACCACTACTAGCACCAGTCACAGGATTGCCCGAACTGTTGCAAGCAAATCCAATATACCCATCATTACTTCCGCTAACTGTTCCAGTAACTTTAAATTTCCATGCCCATTTTCCAGTAACAGGAATCGACATTGTGCTTGGGAAACCTGAGTAGGTTGCAGAGCCGTTGGTTAAAAGAAGATTTCCATTGGTTAATGTTGCGGTTGCGCTAGTTGTTACATTTACTGCTAATGGATTCCCAACAGCATAATTTCCTCGTCCTGTACCACCATCAGCATAAGGCGTAGGCACATCCAGCATGGAGTCGTATGTCACACCAGCAGTTACGCTGATGTTGTTTGGTGTCCAGTTGTTGCCGTTGCCTGAGTAGTCCTTGCCTATGGTTGTGGCAGTAGCGGCAGAGTTGTCGCTGAAGTTGAGATAGAAGCCATTTGTGCCGTATGTGCCGCCATACTTCTTAGGTTGCCATACACCAGTGATGGCATTGGTTTCGCCAAAGGATGATGGTGTTAGGGTTTGACCATCAATTAGGTTAATTTCGGTCATGTAGCCATCAAAACTCTGTGTCGAGTTATTGGCATACTGACCTAGCTTAGTTGCAACCGCACTTGTGTTATTCACTATGGTGTTTTGTGCTGGATAGCTTGATGTTGCAAAGGCAGTTACTTGAACTCCGTTTACATACAGCTTAAACCTATTAGCCGCCGTTGCTTGCGTTGTATCCATCGCATACACAATGTGATACCAAGCTGACGGGTCACGAAAAAGCTGTGTGGTTGTTACTTGTCCAGCAACTGTATCTGACCAAATGTATTCAATTTGGTTAGCCGCAGTAAATCTAAAACTGTCGCTGTCTGCTGAATTTACAGAGCTAATTAAATTTTGAAGTGAGCTTAAAGAACCACGCTTAACCCATGCGCTGTAAGTAAATGTCTTATTGCTAGTTCCAGCTCCAGCAGGAGTCCTATTCAAATAAGCACTTGCACTTGAACGCAGACGCACACTGCGGCTGATGCGATAAGCGCCGCTAGGTCTAGTAAGGAGAGTGTCTTTAGCTGCAAACATTATGCGAATGCCTGTGCGTAAGTGCCAAACCAACTTGTGCCGTTAGCCACAAAGGTCAGTATGTCAACCCCTGTGGTTGCAGTCGTGGTCAGCGTTGGTGCTGTTCCAGCAGGCCACTTCACACTTGTAAATACAGCAGTGCGTGAACCTGTGCCGTCTTGTGTACAGATCAAAATGAATGACTTGCCAGCCGTTGCTGTTGGCATGGTAAATGTGCAGTTGCCTGTCATGGTCACAGTCTGCACAGTGCCGTTGGTCAAAGACAAAGTTTGTGAAGTCCCTGAGTTACCAATAGCAACAACAGTTTCAACATAATTGGTGACTGTTGGGTTTGTGAGTGTCTTGTTTGTTAATGTTTGTGTGCCAGTCTTAGTGACAATGCCAGCGCCATCTAGGGTCGATGCTCCAGTACCGCCTTTTGACTCCCTTAAAACTGGACCAGTATCAAACAATGCATCTATTAAGTCAAGGTCGGTATTGACTTTTGTACCCCAGGTATCTGTTGACGCGCCTACCTCGGGCTTGGTCAGCAATAGATTTGTGGTGGTGGTATCTGCCATTCTTTAATCCCCTTTACGCGGCCTCTTGCCAAGTGATTGAATTGTCCGCTAAATCAGTCCAATTTTCTGAGGTGTCCGAAACTGGCGTCCAACTCTCAGAGGAATCGGACACTGGCGTCCAGCTTTCAGATGTGTCTGCTTGTGGTGTCCATGTCTCAGGTGTATTTGGGATAGCACCCCACGCAAACCCAATCATTGTGCCAACAGCACAAATTGACCCCACGCCAATTATCGCAACCTCAATCGTCAATCCAACAGAGCCAACAGCGCCTGTGCCGTCAACGCCTGTGACATCTTGGAACGATATAACCTCGGCTGAAACTGTCCCAACAGCACCAGTCGCTGCATTACCGCTGACAGATGTGGTGCTGCTGACTGCAACCGATCCAACTGATGCAGTAGATGTATTGCCTACTAAGTCAAATGAAATTGAGTCAGTAACACTGCCGACTGCCGAGGTTGACGCATTGCCGGTGATCGCTTGCGCTGACGCTGCTAGGACTGACCCAACAGCACAGGCGGCAGCGCTGCCACTGATGGCAACAGATACAGTTAAACCTATAGAGCCTACATTGCCGGTGGCAATCGTCCCATCTTCTTGGACTGATCTGTCGGCGAGGATAGTGCCAACAGCGCCAACAGATGAATTGCCGCTGAGTGCAATATTTGTTTTGCCGTAATTACCTAGACCATAGCCGCCAGAACCATAAGTTCCAGCCAATATGGGGTATTGGCCTATGCCATAAGCACCTGATCCATAAGCAGCCATGCCGCTGCCCCTGCTTTAAGCCAGCCTGATCAGGCCAGTGCTTGCATCGTTTGTCGGCATGGTCAGCGTGAATGTTCCAGCAGTCACTGTCTGACTGCCAAAGGTATGCACACTGACTGCCTTGTCTGACTGAGTCGAGTTGTAGATCAGGACCGCGTCAAAGGCTGTAGCCAAGGTCACAGCAGAGTAGCTGATGCTGGCGCTTGGCGTCACAAACGCTGTAGTTCCGCTGGTGCTAGGTGCAGTACCAAATGTCACTGTCACGCCGCCTGCGGTGTAGCCAGTGCCTGTCACCTCGCCTGTAGAGCTGTAGGCTGTAGTGGCCGCATTGACAGTGGCAGAGGCCAAGTACAGAGCAGCCTTGAAAGTGTCTGCTGTGGTGGCAGCGCGTACCACGCCAGTGCCAAAGTTATGGTGGCCGACAAGCAGCTCACCCTTGAAACTGGTACACATGGATTGAGTATTTGCGATGATAGTTCCCTTCTTGGGTTATACCCAACTCACATTTTGATGTTGCCACTTCCTGCCTGATTTTAGACAACTTACATGGCCTTGAGTAATTCCAAACTCAACAGCTATCTCTCTTTGCAACTTGATTGATTTTTTTATCAAATCAACTTGATCGCTTGTCAGCTTTGATCTTCCATGATTTTCACCAATACTCAATCTTCCCTTGAGTTTTGCATCTTGCATATTTTCAAATCTACTACCTAAAACAAGATGTTCTGGATTAACGCATTTAGGCACATCACATTTATGCATGATGTCTCTTGTGTCAAGCACTCCATTGAATAAACGATACGAAACTCTATGCGCCAATTCATGTCTTGCTGGCGTTCTAAAGAATCCATATCCACTCTTCATGCAATATGCTGTCCATAACCAACAACCAGAATCGTGTTTATGTACATGAGACATAAACCTTTCAACTTCTGATTGTTTTGGTTTTCCAGCCATATTCAACCAACCGACTGACTGATGCCGTCAGCAAAGACACTGCGCTTGAGCGCCATGTGGACAGATCGATGCACCATCTCACCATTCAACCAATACTCAACCCAACTTGTTGTCTCTGTATCGTTGTCCAATGAACCCTCACGCTTCTCAAGCAATGAGTCATCCATCTCGCCTTTGGTGGTGTTGACTATCATCCAAATGTCCTTGCCCTTGCCAAAATCGCACCGCCTGATGTAGAACCACGATCATCTGCAATCTGCAACTGATCAAGTCCTGCCTGATACAGCGATGACCATACAGTGATTCTCGCATCGTCTTGCAAGTATGGCGCAGCCTGTAAGAGTGAGCCATACAAATACACATCAGGCGCTTGAGTCAGCAGCCAGTTGGTGGTGTTTGTATTTGATAACTTAGCCAACTTTGCGTAATAGACCAACTCGGCGGTGTATGCGCCATCAGGAATTGGTAGCAGTCTGAATTGGTTTCCCACCACGCTGAAATACAAAGGCTTGCCGCTGGACAAGTAAGTCGTGTTTGACAGTGAGTCCATTGAGTCAATGGTCTGAAATGTCAGGTTGGTGATTGGGTTTGTGTTGAGCTTGATGGCCTTGGCCTCCAAGAAATCATCAGGCACAGTGCCATACTCAGCCGCCGCCGCAAATGTTGCATTGGCACGCACAATCATTTGGCGTGTACGCAACTGGCGCTCAATTTGAGCCTCTGCCAAGCTGACAAAGTCTGAAATGGCGGTTGCCAAGTCAGTGCGGTTGAGCCAGTCGCCAACCGAGGTTTTCAGCTCTGCATATGTTGTAAGTGCCATCAGACTGCCTCTTTTTCCATCTCTTCTTTGACGATCCAAGTGTGATCGTGTCTGAATTCAAATGTGCCAATGTGTCCGATCTCTTTCGAGACATCATGGTCAATATACACTTTAAAGCCAAGCTCCTGCGCCTTTTTACAAAAGAAGACATCTTCTCCCATATAGCCGCGAGTGCCAGTCTGCCAAGGCATATCAAACCAAGGCTCAGTCATACCCTCAAAGACACCACGCTTGATCAGCATGACGCCAGTACCGACAGAACCGATCTCTTCTAAGCCTGATGATTCGGGCATCGTATAGACGGCCTTGCGCTTGCCGTTTTCGTCATAGTTTTGCGCGGTTGGTCCTGTAGGCATACGTCTGCGAGCGCAGTTGGCCGCCACAATGTCCACATCATGCGCTAACAAGCGTTGGATCATGTCCTGCGGGAATGTCATGTCAGAGTCGATAAACAGGATGTGGCTGCACCCCTCACGCATGGCGTCAAGGCACAAGTCAGCACGCTGATTCTGAATCAGTGTGCCTTGCAGTATCTTGAGGCTGACAGCGTCAGTGGTGTTGAGTGTGTGATAAGCCACCATGTTGACCATGCAATAGGTGTAGTTGGTGTGGACCATGTCACGCGCTGGCGTGCAGACTGCGATGTAGTTCATACTGAGCCTGGCCTCACTCTAAAGAACCGATTATCTGGATCGTTTAACCATTTTTTCATGTAAGCCTGATCATCCAGCTTGCCCTCTGCTTTCAACTGAAAGTAAACCGACTCAGGAATACTGGCAACATGATGCCATTCGCCTTTCCAGTTCGCCTTGTTGTCCACAGCAGCAAAGTCGCGTTTGTTGGCCTCAATGACAGCAGTCATGTCCTGAGTTGTCTGAATCGTTGCCTCATCAGTGTCCTCGTTGTAGTGCCAAGTGCGCGTGATCCCTTTTTCGGGGCTTGCATCAAAAAATCGTTTTTCCATGTAAATAAGGGGAGGATTTCTCCTCCCCTTTTCCTCTTAGTTGATTAAGAAGTGATCAAGTCTGCTGCCAGACCATGAGCGTTTTCTGCCAAGACTTTGTGGCCGAATTCGATCAACAACATACGCTTCTCAGCGTCACCGGTCTTCGCCAACTCGACTTGTTGGTAAGGACGCAGGACAGTCATCTTTGCGTACTCAGGATCGATCACCCAAGCGTCACGCTCGCGCTGGAAGCGGTTTGCAATGACGGCCACGTTGCCAAAGTCGCTGACGTAGATGTCAACTGCACCGATCAACACAGCAGGCTTATCGCCGCCGTTGATGTTGAAACGTGAAGATGCAATGCCAGAGAAACCGGACACGCGCTGCTTGTTGACAGGACCGCACATCAGAATCTTTGGTGTGCCGCCAGCAGTCCATACTTTCTGAATCACATTCTTGAGAATGGTTTCAGTGAAAGTACGCACGTTGCCGTCAGTGCGAGCTGAGTTAGGCAATGTGGTGTAGCTAGGGTCAACGCCGTTGGTCTGCTTGTCGGTGTTGGTCTTGACGAAAGCGCCCAAGGAGGCAGTCACGCGAGCTGTGGTGGTGTTACCAGCAACAGCAACTCCACCATTCAACATGATGAATTCTTGGTCACGCTTTAATTCAGAACCACGCTTGGCGATCTGATAAGCCAACTCAGAACGGCGGCCTGCTTTATTGACCACTTCTTCAGTGTTCGACAAGATGATGGTCTTGCGTGAAATCTGAGCGTAGTTGGTCAAACGAACAGTGGCAGTCACTGAGTCAAACGATGCAACATCATCACCCTCAAGCTGTGCATTAGCAGCAGCGTCAGCGAGCGTGTCGGTCTGCCACTCAAACAAGGTGTTAGAGATGGTTTCGCGGCCAATGTTGGATTGGTAGGGGGTTTCTTCGGGAGCGATGTTTGTGATCACATTGCTCAAATCTTCACGAATACCCTTTGCAGAGTATGTGGTGAACGTGTTACTTACGATAGACATGATTTATTCCTTATTTCAAGAGTTGGAAGATTGCATTGGCCGCATCATCGACACGGCCAGTTTTCGCTACGCGCTGTTGTGCGCGAACCGACTCAGTGGAACTTGAGACTCGTCCTGCTGCGCCAGGCTTGGCAGGCCGAGGGCCGTTGTTGGTCACCGGCTTGATGTTGCCCCGCTTGGACATCATCTGGTCGTAGAGTGCCGCTTTACGCAACATCAAGACCGCCCTGTGATCCACCACATTCTTCAACTCGTCTGGTGTGAATCCGATCTTTTGACCAAACTCCACAAGCAAAGCCTTTTCAGCTTGAGCTTTCTTGGCGTCTTTCCAATCAGGGATGGCCGCCAATAAAGCCTCTTTCTCATGCTCCAATCTCTGTTGCATGAGCTGTGCTTGCTCCTGCTGAGACAAATAAGCCAGCCGTTGCTGTTCGCTTTGAATAGCTTCTGCTTTCTCTTTGTTCTCTCGCATCACCTCGCGCTGCCTGACGTATTCGATGGGGTCTTCCTGATAAAGACGATCCCAGTCGATGTTTGGCTGCGCCGCTTGTTGAACTTGTGCCTCCAACGCTCCCAATAACTGAGCATATTGTTCACGCTCGGCACGCACTGCCTGCAACTCAGCTTCGGTCTGCTTTCGCGCCTCTGCGATTTGCTGCGTTTTGCGTGTGTAATCCTGAGTCCGCGAATAGCCCTTTTGAAGCTCCTCCAGCGTCACTTCAACTTCTTTGCCGTCAACCTTGACGGAGAAGATCTGTGGCTGCTCTTGCTCCTCGGTGTCTTCATCTAACTCGGATTGTTCGGTATCGGTTTCATCATCAGCCGCGTTTGCATCTGCCAATAATTCCTCGTCTACCGCCGCGCCCTCATCGGGCAACTGCGCCTCGCGGTCTTCCTGTTGTCCCTCATCGGGCAGTAATCCCTCAAGTGCATTGGCTGCTTCAGCCATATTCATTGGACCTTGAACTGCACTGCCTGCTGGCGTTGGTGCTACTGTCTGCATGGTCTATTCCCTATTAAACAAGATTTTTAGATGCTCGCTCAATGGCGCGTTGCGCCACCTTGCCGTTGTCGATCATTTTTGACAGCTCATTTTTGAAACTCTCTATGGCACGCAACTGCGCCCACACAATTTCACGCTTGGCTGCCTCTTCGGGTTTGCTGTTCTCAAACTCCCAAAGTAAATCTCCGCGCATCTTCTCCAAGGCCGTTGCAAATACCTCGTCCTGCATAAACTGCTCGGACTTGCGGCCTTTTCTTACCTGTTCTTCATTCATTGAACCATTCCATTAAGGTTGATGGGTGGCAATTGCTCAACTGCCGGCGCCTGTACTTGGTTGGCGGCTTGCACCGCACTTTGCACAAGAGCCGTCTGCTGTTGCATTGCCTCTCTATCCATAGCCTGCCGAGCGTCAATCTCGGCAGTGCTGATTTGTGTGCCGTACTTTAACTCAAGTTCGTACTTCTTGAGCAGTAAGTCCTGCGCCAGTTGATCTCTTCGATAATCATCATCCCGAATCATCTGCTCGCGCTTCAATTCCAACTCGGCTGCTTTCTTCTGAATGTCAGCCTGTATTGACTGCGCCTGCACTTGAGCCAGCACCTCCTCGGGTGTGGGCTTTGGCTGCTCTTGCGGCATTTGAAAGTCAGCAGGCAGCGTGTTGAAATAGCTGGACGCATCCTTGTAGCCCGACAACTCAATGGCTTTTTGCAGTGTGCGTATATACATCGGCAGTGACGCGATCTGATTCATTGGCCCAAACTGCGCCATGATCTGCTCTTGCTTTTGCATGATGATGTTGAGCGCGGACAGCTTTTCGTTGGTGTCGCCATTACCAAGTCCAATGTTGACATTGACATCCATGCCAGCGTCCCAAACGCGAGGATCGATCTGCACCCACTCGTTACGCAAACGCACCATGCGTGGCTTGTCTTGGTGGGTGGTCATCAGGTACAGAATGCCTTTGAAGAGCTTCTTCATGCCCTCGGCCAAGATGCGTGCTTGCAGCTCAAGTCGAGACTGGCTGGCGCTGACAGTGGCAGACACTGCCGCCTTGGTGGTGGACTGCAAGGCATCTGGGTCTAACCCCATGGCAGCCTTGCTCATTCCGGTGCGGTCTTCGCGCATCTGGTCCATGTAGTCGAGCATAGGGAATGCGGCCTGACCAACAAATGGGGTGCTGAATGGGGTCACCATGCCTGGCGCTCTCATCCGTATGATCGCCCCAGTCTCGTTGTTCAGCACATCATCAATATTTACCTGACCCTCAACCACCGCAGTGCGCGGGTGAATGGACTGCGCCAGCGAATCCAAGGTATTTCGCATGATCTCGGACTTGATCTCCTGAATGTCATGCGTTACATCAAAGATCGACATCGCTTCTAATGGCGATGTGTGGGGTTCGGGATCGCAGGGGAAGTCAACAAATGGGATGTAGCTGGCGGGTAAGTTCCGAACCATGGTGTAGCCCGAACCCATGCAACAAATCTTGCGTAACTCGGGGATGCCATCGCCATCAAAGTCCACGCGCATATACGCTTCGACATACAAAACCCGCTGCTGCATTGGATTCAAACTGCTACCAGCGCCCATGGTGGTGCTCAGAGGCTGACGCGCCAAATACTCGTCATTGCTGTCCAAGTCGGTGCTGCTGATGTTCTCTTCGATTTCATCTTGGTCATAGCCCATACCGATCAGGTCAGACACTGTCGCCATCTGTCGGTGGGCAATGATGCCAGCGTCATCAAATGATCTTGCTCTGCGGTCTAGGATCAGCTCTTCGGGAGGTACGGCCATGATGCGGATGCGGCCATCTTTGGTCGTGCGCTTGATCTGCACATCGTGCAACATCGGTTGCTGCATCTGCATGGGCAGGCCAGTCATTGGATCAGGCTGTGGTGGCTGCATGGGTATTGATGGATCAGGATAGCTGACCACAATCTTGACCTCGGCATCCTCTTGCATCAGTATTTGCACAGTCTGGTCATCCAGCCCCGAATACTCTTCGATCTTGACCTCTTCGTTGTCTTCCCACCAATACTTGGCAATGCCGCACTTACGCACCAGCGAGTCCTTGAACAGCGCATAGGTGGTCATGAAACCATTGTTGTCGGCGCTGAATATGTAGTTGGCGTAATCAGTCGCCTGCTGTGCGCCGGCCACATCCTCTGGACCGCGCGGCACATACTCCACCACATTCTCAGAGCTGAAGAAGACTTTCATCAGGCTTGGCAGCATGGCGCTGACAGTGTCGCGCACCTCCATTGCCACTACTTGGCTGCGGCCATCTTCCTCATTACCAAAGGGGTCGCCGCGATAGTATTCAGTACCCTTGGCGCGGATGGGTGACACATCAGAGTCGATATAGCTAACAGCGTCCTCCAGCTCGGCAGCCACAATGCCCTGCAACTCGGTGTCATCCATCGGTTCAATTGCACCAATGTCGGTGGATATATTCATATCGTTAATCATGCTGTACTTTCTTTAAGACGACATACATAGAGTCAACAGCGCGAGGCATCCTCATCAACTCATCTTGCGGTAATTTTAGACCCGCGCCATACTCGCTGAGACGCATCTCCAAATGCACCAGCTCAAATCTGCTGCCCATCCATCCCAAATACCACGCCCACTCGCAGTAATAGACCCATGACTTTTCGTTAAACGCTCTCACATGGGTCGGGTCTTGCCACGCGCCATAGCTCAAGTCATAAGGCACATGAATGTGCATCTCGCCACCCATCTCCAGCAAATCTCGGCAATTGGTCATTCCGGCCACCAAGTCGGGCAAATGCTCCAGCACATCATTGGCGATGATCTTGGAAAAGCGCTTGTCGGTGTCCAAAGGCTTGCAAATATCCACTACCCAATCAGCGCCAACATCTGAACGAATGTCAGCATTCACGCAATCAGCGCGGTGGTCTTTGCCCGAACCGAGATTAAGAACCAAACCAGTCTGCTGCATATTTCGGCCTGTTCTTTCGCAACCAAGGCACTGCCTGCTGGATCAGCTTGTTGCCGTCCATGCCAATCGTCTGGCTGCCAACATGGTGGACATACGATCTGCTCAAATAATGATGGAAACCCGCTGCACGCAAGTCTTCGCAATGCACATCATCTGAGTACCAATTGAGTGGCGGGAACTTCTGCACCTCCCACGCCTCTCGCCCAATCCAAGCAAAGATCGGAGACAAGCACTCCATCGGCATGATGGCGTCTTCATAGGGGTACTTGAAGTAGTTGAGCTGCTGGTCAAAGGGATTGCTGCGAATGTTCTGCACAGGACGCGCCGCGTCACAGCGTGCAGACACCCAACCCACTGGCTCACCAGTCTCAGCTTTGAGCTGCGCCACATCTTCCATCAGATGCCGGTAGCTGCTCGGAGTCAGCACAATGTCATCATTGGCGCAGATCACAGACTCAAAGCCATCGGCAAAGGCACGATCCATGATGTCGTTGTAGTCTTCACCGAAATTGTGCGGCGCACCAAAGACCTTGAGATCAGCGTCAAAGCCGCCAATAATGGAC